TGGCGACTTGCCGCTAGCCGACCGCGAGCGCCCGTGGGATTCGGGCGAGGCTCTGGGCCGCGTGCGGGCCTTGGCGGGCGTGGACGGCGACAATCCCGACTGGCGGCTCTTCGCGCGCGCCTTCCTGTGGCATGACGAAGAGGAACCTGAGAACCTGACCAGCTACAAACTGCCTTACTGCGATGTGCTTGGCGGGGAACTGACCGCCGTGCCGCGCGGCATCTTTGCCGCTGCCGGAGGGCGTGGCGTATTGCAAGCCGACATTCCAGAGGCCGACCGCGAGCGCGTCGTGGCGACCATCAACCGTTGGTATACGCGCATGGCACGCGAGTTCGAGGATGACACCATCGTGAGCCCGTTGCTCAAGGCCGTCGAGGACGCGCCGCAAGTCAAGAGCGGCAGAGTTCTGTCGCAAGCCAGCGCCGATAAAATCCGCGCTGCGATTGCCGCGTTGAGCGACCTGCTCGAAGTCGCTTTCCCACCTGAACCTGAGACGGAAAGCGCGACTGAGGTAGAGGATGACACAAAACAAGCCGCGTCGGCTGATGCCGCTGACGCGATTGTCCCGCCTGACACAGAGGCCGCGCCGTCGCAAGACACGCACCTGAAGCACAGGCGGACGGAGTTGGAACAAGAATTGCAACGTTTAGCACTCACACTTTCTATGGAGGTGTAACCGTGGAAAACATTACCACGTCTGAACTGACCGCGCAAGCCGCGCGGCTTTACGCAGAGGCGAAGACCGCCCTGCTCGATGGCAGCGCCGAAAGCATGACCAAGGCCGAGGGCATGATTGCCGAGGCCAAAGCCCTGCAGAAGCGCGCCGCAATGCTGAGCGACCTGGAGGGCATGGCGACGGAGGCGAAAGCTACCGCGCCGCAAGCCCACAAGACCGAGGCCAAGCGTGACTTTGAAGGTCTGGGCGACTTCCTCAACGGCGTTTTCCAGACGAAGCGCCGGGGCGTGCCGGATGCGCGGGTGACCTCGCGCCGGGTGCGCTTCACCGACGAGCCCACGATGGGCATGAAGTCTGGCTGGGAAGGCAAAGACCTGGTTGAGAATGTGGGCGCCGATGGCGGCTTCCTGGTCCCGCAGCAGTACGTGGAGCAGCTGTTCATGCTCTCCGCTTTCGGGAAGTACGTGCGCGAGCGCGCGCTCGTCATCCCCATGCGCGGGCGGCAGCTGGTCATCCCGACGCTGGATCAAACCGGCACCTCGACCGACCGCTCCAACCTGTACGGCGGCGTCAAGATGACCTGGACGGAAGAGGCGACTGAGAAGTCCGAAACACAACCGGCCTTCCGGCAGGCGTCGCTCATCGCCCACAAACTGGCTGCCGTGACGCAAGTCAGCGATGAGTTGCTGGCTGATTCGTTTATGAGCATCGAGACCTTGCTCTCGCGCCTGTTCAGCGAAGCCGTGATGAATGAGCATGACTGGTCATTCATTCAGGGCACGGGCGCGGGCATGCCGCTGGGCATTGCCAACGTCGGCAGCGGCGCCACCATCGCCGTGCCGCGTGCGGTAGCCAATGCTATCAGCATCGCGGACGTGTTCAACATGCTGACGGCGTTTACCGGGCAGTCGCCCATCTGGTTGGCGCATCAATCGACCATGCCTGAAATCTTGGGCCTCGCCGGCCCCGCCGCCAATCCGTCCTACGTCTGGATTGACAACGCACGCGAGGGCGTGCCTATGACCCTCTTCGGCTATCCGATCTACTTCACTGAGAACTGCCCGACGCTGGGCAGCCGCGGTGACCTCATCCTCGCCGACTGGTCGAAGTATGTCATCGGCCTGCGTCAAGACGTGACCGTGGATGCTTCGATGCACTACGCCTTCGTGGACGATGTGACCACCTGGCGTGCTGTATCGCGCATTGACGGTCGCCCGTGGCTGTCTGCTCCCATCACCCTGCGTGACGGGACTTCTGAGGTTTCGCCCTTCGTCGTCTTAGACGGCGTCGGCGCGTCATAGGTGGAGGTGTAACATGGCACAGACATATACCGAAAACTTCACCGAAATCCATGAACTCGCTGGCGCGGTCGTGGATACTTTCGCCGCTGGCACTCACGAGGTCATGACCTACCGCTCGATGGCTAACCATCAGCGGGCAGTGTGCCTCGTCGTGACCGGCGCTTTTGACCAGGGGGCGAGCCTCGCCGTGGTTTTGGCGCAAGCCACGACCGCCGACGGCACGGACGCCAAGCAAATCGGCACCGGCACCGGCAAGGGGCTGTCGCTCGCTGAAAACTCCGTGTATGCCATCGAAGTGCGCACGGAAGAGCTCGACGTGTCTGGTGGCTTCGCCTATCTGGGCGGCACGCTGATCGCCACCGGCAATGTGGAAGTCGCTATCGTGGAGCTGTTGGGTGGCGCTAACTACCCGCCCGTGCCCACGACCAACTGGACGCAAATCGTCACCTAAGTGACGTAGTCGCTTAACCTATGACGGCGCGCTGTTGCGAAATGGCGCGCCGTCATGTTTTGTGTGCTATAATAGAAGCATATCACACGAACGGAGGCGCTTATGGCGTGGCACTGGGTGAAGGCAGTCAAGGCAATCAAGCGCGAACGCGACGGCGTTCGCGAAACCTTCCAGCCGGGCGACTGGCTGCAAGTGCAACCGCGTGACCTCTTGCGCTATCAGGCTGAGGGTAAAATTCAGACGCCGTCGGAAATCCTCAAGGCGACGTTTGACTTTTCACACGCGGGCATCCTGCGCTTGTGCAAAGCGCCCATCCTCCCGCTGGGCGACTTTGGCATTAGCCAAGAGGCGGGCGACTATCCGGCGCTGCCATGGAAGTACACGCTCATCACCATGCGCCTGGCAGTCAACGCGCAAAACGCCGCGTTGGGCTTCCTGCGCATTGAAGCGCAGGAAGGCTGGGACGCCTTCGAAATGGCGGCGCAACTCAAAAGCGGCTATCCGTTGGCAGAAAGTGCCGGGACGCCTGAAGAGCGCGCCTTGACGCTTGCCACGCTGGGCGACCTGCGCATCCCCATGTACGATACCTCGCTTCTATGGGTGCGCCGCACTGAGGCGACGCTCGACCTCATCGGCGCGTGGACTGAGGAATTGAAAGCGGGCGCTGACCGCGACCATGCTTTTCTGCGGGTGCTGTACACGCGGCACGTGCTCCTGGCGACCTTGCCGCCGGAATGGGCGGGCGCTGAAATGAGGCCGCAACTTTGACCACCACCGGCGTAGTCTACATTGCCTTCGGTCGGAAGGCGCGCGCGGAGGCAACGGCTTCGATTGCCACTTTGCACGTCTACCACGGCTTGCCCGTGGCGGTCATCTCCGACACGCCGCTGCCAGGCGTCAAGGCGCGCTTCATTCCGTGCGAGGAGCGCGGCACGCCGGGACGCTGGGCGAAAGTGAACCTGGACACGCTGACGCCATTCGAGCATACGCTGTACCTGGACGCTGACACGCGCGTGCGGGGGCAACTGTGGGCGGGCTTTCGCTTGCTGGAACTGGGCGCGGATTTGGTCATTGTGCCGAGCCGCCCGCAACGCGCCGACGGCTTGCGGCATTTGCGCCAAGAGGAACGCGAGCGCACGCTAGAAGAATTGCCGCTCGACCCGTTGCAACTCAATACCGGCGTCTTGTGGTTTGACCGGGAGCGTTGTGCGGCGCTGTTTGCCGCGTGGCGTGACGAGTGGCAACGCTGGCGCGACAAAGACCAAGGGGCGCTGTTGCGGGCATTGGAGCACGCGCCCGTAGTCGTGCGCTTGTTGGGCTTCGCGTTCAACGACCGCAACGGCAGAGTAGTAGACCACCAATTTGGAGCGTGCGCATGACCAATACCGCTATCATTATCCCAACCTTAGACGCCGCACTTGGGAAATCCACCGGCGACCTGGCGCTCTTGTCCGCGGGCATGGACGCGCGGCTTATCGTGGTCGCGGGTCCAAAGCGGGGCTTTACCGCGACCGTCAACGATGGCTTGGTGCAACTGGAACCGGGCGAGGATGCGTGTATCCTCAATGATGATGTGCATTGGTTCACGCATGGCTGGCTCAACATCCTCTCGCGGGCTTTGCACAGCGCCAAAGACATCGCGATGGTGTGCCCGACTGGCAAGAGCCGCACCGCACCCATGGCGAAAGCCAAGACCATCGACACTGGGCTTGAAAACGTGGGGCATATTCCGTTTTGGTGCGTGCTGGTGCGGGCGGAGGCTATCGCGCGCTTAGGACACCTTGACCCGCGCTTCATCCACTA